GATCACATTCATGATGTAGTAGTTCATGAATTCTTGCACACGAACTGCCTGCATTTCGACTTCGGGCGTGCGGACGCCAACCACCTCTGTTTTTACTGGGCCTTTGGCGGGCAACAATTCTTTGTACGCTTGGGCCTGAAACTGCGTGACTGACTCTGCCAGGATGGGGTGGATAACCCCGGTTGAGCCTTCAAAGGGTTGGCTCCGTGAATCATCGAACTTCATGCCCAAATATTTTAGGCCGTCCGTGTAAGTTTTTTCCCACTCACTGCGACTTTCTTTGTCTGATTTAATGGACGATAGGACGTCATCAGCAAGCTTTGACAAGTCCGATGGAGAGATAAATTCAACCAGATTGGCGTTGAAATCTGTGGCGATCGGCTCGTCAACGGCGTCTATCTCATCATCGATCAGTATGCTTTCTTCTGAGATCAGTATTTCTGCGGCGTTGCGTATTTCATCGGCCCGCGTCATTTCAGGCTCTATTTCCATAGCGCTGCCCATAGGCATTACATCGGGATCTGTTTCAGTGCCTAAGCCTTTTTTTTCAATCGCCATCAGTAATACACCTGTCTATTCGCACGCAGTAGTTGCACTTCCTCAGGGTAATCGTCCTGTAAAGCCAAAAACCCACCTTGGCGGAACCGCATTAGAGCCATAGTAGCACTATCGCAATAATCGTCATTATCGCCGAACGGAAAGCTTGCCATCTCTTCAATTACCTCGTCAGCAAAACTTTCATCAGGCGCCCAGACCATGCCGCTCTCGAAAATCGGAGCAACAGAGTTCATTCTGGCGATCTTATCTTGCCCGCGCGAAGGTGTATAGCTTGTTACGGGTATACCCATGCGCCTCAGCTCTTGCGTCAAGGGCGTGCCGCTGGCTTTTGCTTCAATTAAAATACAATCAGGCTCCCAGTATTTATATTCATCGTAAGCCAATCGCTTGAGTTCTGGGAAATCCATTCGTACTCGTTTTGCGTCTAGCAAGATGATTGATTCGACGTCCTCGTCGGGCGAATGAAAAATGGCCCACGTTGTAATAGCGGAGTAATCAGCCGTTTCTTTTTTGCTAAAAGCGGTGTCGTAACTTTGAATAACGTAGTCGTAGCCTGGTACATAATCAGGCTCCCAACGGCGCCACCACTCGCGCTTAACGATAGAGCCCGCCTCAGCCGTAGGATTTTGCATCCATTGCGAGTTCCACTTGCTGACTGGGAGTGAAGCTTTGACCGAAAGCAGCTCATCTTTTTTCCAAAACTCAGGCCATAGTGGTGTGTCTGACTCAGGCATAATTGCTGGGAACTCAATGACCTCCCATTGGTCAGCATGATCATCGCCTTGCTTTTTGAGCACTTTGCCGACGAGGTCTTTTGTGCTCCATCGCGTCATTACGATGATAATGATGCCACCTGGCTGCAAACGCTGACGTGGTCCTGATGTGTACCACTCATACGCTGACTCCATCGCGGTCGGTGACAGGGCGTCTTGCTCCGAGTGCGGGTCGTCAATAATCAGTAGATCAGCACCTCGACCTGTGATCGCGCCGCCCACACCCGCATAAAAACTTTCACCGTCTTGGTTTGTTGTCCATCGGCCCGCCGACTTGTTATCAGCCTCGAGCTTCAACTCTGGGAACACTTGCGAGTAATCATCAGAGTCAATGATATTTCTGACTTTACGTCCGAAGCGCACTGCAAGCTCCGCCGTGTGTGTGGTCTGGATAATTTTCAGATCGCCCTTCAATCCCATCATCCACGCAGGAAAATACGTTGAAGCAAACTCTGATTTGGAGTGTCGAGGGGGCAGACAGACAATCAAACGCTTAAGCTTGCCCTGCGCTATCTTGTTGAATTTGTCCCCGATGATTTTGTGGTGACGACCCAGTATGCACTCGGGCCACATATGTTTCACAAACTCAATGAAGTCGCCTTGGCACTTCTCTTGCTTTTCCATTTGATCAAAGCGTGAGAGGAGTGCCAGCGCCTCATTTTGGTCCTGTTCGCTGAGGATCTCAAAGTCTTTGAGGCGCAGATCATTCATTACATTATGATTCGGGATAGCTTCCTGTTCTAATCATCGTGCAGACTTCTTCCGCCCGGCGTCCAACCTGCTTTGCCCATCGCGAATCCATGAACTCATCGGCAGCAGTATCGTAGTCGCCTACTGACATGGCGGTCAGCGCATTTTTGAATCCGAGCAGCCGGGTCATGCCTAGGTTGAAACACATATTAATTAGTGCGTCTTGCCGCACCGAATCAATTTGGCTGAACCAAGGCAGCGTGATGAGCTCTTGCTTACAGCGTCTGATATCGTTTTCCAAAAGGTAGTCAATTTCGTCGTCCGAAAGCCCCAAGCCACCGTTTTCATCTAAATTTCTACCCACACCCACAGTAATCATGTTGGCACTGCATTTATACGCATGACTACGCACACCTTCATGTATGCGTAACTGATCAGATAATTTGCTCATTTTGACCCCGATTTACTAGCACCAAAGTAAAAACTCACCACAGAAGACACGATGCCCCCGAGATAACCCAACACGAGGTTAACGACATTGAGGTCGTTGTCATCAGCTGGTTGGACAGTGACAAGCAAAACATACCCGCCAAAGAGCACGATAGATAAAAGTGCAATCGCCCTTGCCGTCCAATCCTCAGAAAAAGATTCTCTAGCATTTTGAATATCCTTTGTTTCGAGAGCAAAAACGTCGACTTCTAGCTCCTTCATGCGGGCCTCGAACGATAGCTCTGCCTTCTTGATTTCAGCTAACTGCTCGGGCGTAGCCTGCGCCAGAGCCCTCTCAATCTTCTGTGGGGCAGGATCACAACCTAAAACATCTGCCAGCATGGAGGCCGCCGCGCCACCCACGGGACCGCCCAACGCGGCTCCCAAGGTAGGGGCGAGTGATCCTACCAGTCCTTTCACTTTGTCAAAATTCATCGTAAATACTCCACAGCGCCTAAACACGCAATAATGAAAGGATACATGGCGAATAGCATTCGCTCCATTCTATTGAACCGCGCTTGGCCTTGTTCTAGACGTCTTTCGATCATTTCACGCATGAGCTTGCACTCCGCCTCATGTATCTCAATACGTTTCAATGCTTCTTCGGCCACGTCCATTATTGGTCCGCCAATGGGTTGTCTAGCGCCCTCTGCACCATCGCTTCAAGCCGCTCTTCAAGTTCTTTGATGTCTTGATCTTGTGATGTGCGGAGTTGATCCCGCCGCGTTTCAAACCGATCCTCTGCCGCATCAATTACCTCACGCACTTCCGATTCCACGTTGTCCATTGCATCTCTCAACTCGCGAGTCGTGCTTCGAACCAAATCTTCTGTGCGATCCGCTTGTTGTTCTATCCGCAATATATCATCGCGTAATCCGTTTTTGATATCGCGAGAATACTCAACTGCCTCTGTGACTTTGGTATCCATAACCTCCATCTGCTGTTGATAGGCACCCAAGTCTAAATTAGCGATTTCTTCGACCTTCTGATACATCAAAAAGCCGCCATACAACGCACCACACAAACTGCTGACCACGCCCAGTGCCGCAATACGCGCACCCCAAGACATGCGAGAGACATGACCTGTGACCATTTTGATTTGGTCATCGATGTCCTCGCTCAATTTTCAAACTCCGCATCATTCGAAGCGATACGGCGGAGATTTTCTAATTCGCGTCGCAACTTCAACACCTCTAGTTCTTTTTTTTCAAGCTCCAACTTATAGAGCGCATTGCAGTTAATTCGCTCTTCTGGACCATCTAAAGGTATGACGATACGTGCATAGACGCCAATGTCTTTTCGTTGCTGACTAAGCGGATTGTAACCATCAAAAGGATCGTCAACGTCGTTGATGATGCCTGTGACGCCAAATTCTATGTTCGTTCCGCCACCAATAGCATTCGAACAATCTAAGTCTCCCGCTCTGAACTTATCGGATTGATAGCTGGTGGGTCCGCTTGGGAGCTGCAAATTTAATGAGTTGTTTTGTGCGAAAGCAGTCATGCAGAAAAAAGGCAGTATCCAGATGAATCTCTTCATAGCAGCGGCTCCTTAAATTTGGAGCAGATGCGCGAAGCAATGATGGTGCCGTCTCTTTTTTCTCGTCGAAGTTTCGACTGCGAGCACACATAAGTCGCTCTATCGGCATCTTCCACGTTAATGTAAACGTCAAACGTGACGTGCGACAAATACTCAACTTTCAAGATGCGATAGCCCGTCACAAACGGCACGGGTCTCCAATCAGCATCGAACACTCCGACTTCGTAGTATTCAACATCTTGCCGTTTATTGAACATGCGCATCTGCACCTGCAACACATCTTCAATATACGAGGGTTGAAACCGTGGATACGCAGGCAGCATTTGATGCGCCTGGGCAATTGAGGCCAGCAAAAACACACATATTGCAAAAAAGACTTTCATCAGTTCGCAATGCACTCCGCCATGACAATCGCGCGGTAGGTGCCCGCAGGGTAAGGTTTTCCGTAACCATACTCGGCTTTGCTTGTCACCTTAAACCAAGTCGTGCCCGCAGTGTGCATATTGAACTCTGTGGTGTAGTCATATTCGACTTTGTTGGTTTCGTAATCAGACATGTTGGTATCAGAGACCTCATTGACCTCCACGTCCGCACTCCAGTCCACAACATCATTCAAACTAGGCGCGGTGCTAAAAGAGCTAGGAGCCGTGATTCTTGCGGTGTACGCATTACCTAAAGCAATGTCGTAACGGATAATCGGTAGGACACCGCCGTCGGCGGGTAGGGTGCTTAACGTGCCCGCTACTGGGTTACCGTAAACGCCGTTAACATCTGTGTTGATCACGCACTTCGATTCGATAGTACCAGTAATGACTGCCTCTTCCGCGAGAGCTGGCAGTGCTAAAATCGTAAGTGTTGTAACTGCTAGTTTTTTCATTACTCATTCCTTACTTGTACTGGAGTTGAATCATTTTTTCGTGCAGCACCTGTTGTGCCAGGTTGTTTCGCAAACCCCGTTTATTGTCGGGGATGTCTTTTGTGGGGAGCGACACTGTCTCCGCATAGACACCACCTTCAATCTGTTTTTGATAATACGGATTGAAACGCGCTTGATTTGTGATGGCTGAGATCATGAAGTCCTGCGACACCTCGCTTGCGATGTCTAAGGCGTTTTCGGATGCCGCCAAGCCTTTTTCCAAACGATCATCAGGTTCTTCTGGGTTTTGTCTGCGGTTTTTGCCATCTCGATCAAACAACTCAGGATCTGTCTCTTTGGTGGCCTCCAAAACAGCTTCATCGCTCAACGCATTGTACGAGTCTAGATTCGGTTCTGGTGGGGGTGGTATCGGCGGCAGATAACCGGGACACGACGGGTTACTTTGCGGGTCATAGCACGGGTCGTACTTGTAGGTGTAAATGACATTGGGGTCCGCGACAGACCCTGTGCCTTCAATCTCGATTGAGCCTTTTCCCCAAAACCCAATCGGAATGTCATTGACCGCTACAATCTTGTTGATTCGGTTGCCCGGCAAGCCCGACCAATCGTCTGTTTCACGGAATATGTAACCATCTCCTTGCGCGTTTTCGTTTTGTACATGCACCAGCATATCGGCGGCAGGGTCTTTAATCGCGGTGTACTGGTAGATGACATTGTTGACCTGAAGTCCTGCCTGTTGCGGCAAGACGTTACCCATCGCCCAATTGAAGCCATTGGCGGCGGCGTTGGTTGTTACCCCATAAATGATCTCAGAGGAGGAGTAAGAGGCCGAGCACGCCAGCGACAGCACCAGCACCTTGCATACGTTTTTCATTCAATGGATTTCCTTTTTCTTCCACTTCGAAACTATCCGATGTCCCAACGTCCATCGCCAATTGTTCAGCCTCCCAAGCACGTTTTGCCTCGTCGCCAATCAAACCGTCGAAAGGACAAGGTGTGCCTGCGTCCATCATTGCATCGAACACTCGTTGGTCTTGGCACATGACTGATACAGCGGCGACTTTCATCCCCATATCATAGAGCGTTTTTGCGTTTTTTAACTTTTCACAGTTTTCGTCTCGAACGGTGGTGCCCATAGAAATACCCAAAATCTGAGTTTGCACAGCACCTGCAACACCAAAAGTGCAAAGATCTGAGTTTCCGTTTGAGATAATTTGAGGTGAGATAGCGGAGGGTGGAGGCGATTTGACGGTTGTCTCCATTGTCCCCGTGGTTGTGACCGTACTTGTCGATGTTGACTCAGTGACAATCGGCTCCTCTTGCGCATGAGAAGTCATTGCCATGAAGAGCAATCCGAAAACAAATATAAGTCTTTTCATTGTAACGCTGCGCTTTCGGTGACAGCCTCTGCGTCAGTCTCGGCTTGATTTAAAGATCTTGACAGGGCGTTGACAAAAGCCTCTCGCCCAAACGCAAGCTGATCCAGATTGAATCGCGCATTTGATATCTTGCGATCGAGATCAGTGATGTGATTCACCATCAACTGCTGTTGCTCATTTAAATCTTCAACAAAGTATTCTTGATCTTCTACGGTGATAGGGGTCTTTTCATTTTTTCCCATCGTAGCTTCTCCTTACTGTTTAGCTTTCCCTATATTGAGCGCAAGAACCTCAAGGAACTTGTACGCTTTTCCAATCCACACATCGTCTTTGGGTGTGGGTGTAACAGCGGCGATCAAAGAGCACACCGCAATGACTGATGTTGCGATGTTCGCAACGTCCATTAACAACCCGATCATGACCAAGGCACCCCGTTGCTTGTAGAAGCGTTCTTGGTAATCTGGGCGTTGACCTTAGCGGTGCGCTCATTTTCTACGCGAGTTTTTGCCTCAGTAGCTGTTTCTTCACCCTCACGCAAGTCATCATAGACCCAGCCAAGCACGTCGGCTTCAGTCAAGCTGTCGTAAGCAATGAAGTCAGAGCTAGACGCATCATACGTCAGGCGAAGTTTGCCGCCTTCTTGAGCTGACTCATTACCTGAGTCATTCTGCGCGACCATTGACCAGTAAACGATAGTAACCCCACCGTCACTGTCATTATGTTGCATATCCGATACGGACCACGTTGTTGTTACTGCCATTTCTATTCTCCTCAGTTGGATTCGAGTTGTGCGACTCGCGCACGTAGGGATTGTATTTCTTTAACAAGCATGGGTACTAGCTTTGAGTAGTCCACGCCCATCATGTCGTCTTCGGTTTCGCCTTCAGATACCGCTTCAGGTGCAACGGTGTTTAGCTCTTGAGCAACCATGCCGTAACGCTGATGTTCGCCATCTTCTATCCAGTCAAACTGGCGGACTTGAATGGCGTCTATCAATTTACCTGCATCGTCTGCGTCTGCAATGTTTTCTTTGAGCCGAGCATCTGAGGAGGTATTGTAGGCTGTTGAGTTAACGGTTGATTTAATCGTACCTACGCTCGCATCAGCACCATTTCTAAAATCAACTTGCGTAGCTGTTTGTCCGCCCGTTGCATACGCTGTTCTTAACATTAATGTGGCATAGTTTATAGAAGCGTTAGTCGCCCTAAACATTGCCGGATACAGGTTAGACTCTACATAAAATTTTCTTGAGGTAGGCGCTCCAGAAGCACCAACCATTACTTGATTATTACCCGCATCTACAAAGAGAGCGTGAGAATCACTGTCAGACTCAACGCGGAAGTCAGTGTTTAAGCTTTCGTCATTAAAGACGGCTTCACCAGCATTTAATAACAAACGAGTTTTTAACGAATTTTCATTCGTACCATCTCCGGTTCCCAAATACATGTTCCCGCCAGCACCAACAACAGCCGCTGTGTCGCCGCCTGTACCAGCGATACAAAATCCGGGAGCCGCAAAACCTCCGCCATCAGCTATTTGACCGATACCAAGGCGTCCAGTGCCCATTGTGTCTGGATCGAGGGTAGTAGCATCATCAAACACTCCGCCGCCATTGACGTTCAATACGCCACCAAAGTCAGAAGAGGTGCCGATGTTTACGTGGTCATTACCTGCATCAACAAACAGCATATTAGCGTTGTTGTCAGACTCGACGCGAAAGTTTGCATCAGCACCGTTTTCATTCACAATAACCCCACCGCCAATAGGGTTCAGAGAAAGGGGGTACACTGCCGTGCTTGTATCAATAACGTATCCAGATTGCAGATAAGTAGAATAAGGCGAGCTTGCAATCGTTCCTATAATTAAACCATTTCCGCCGCTACCCTCAAATTTCGTAGTGCCTTTTGTTTCGTCTATGGTGTCGTTAGAAACTCCTTGCACATGAAGAGGGTGTGTAGGCGAACCTTCGGCTATGCCAACGCGATCATTTCCAGCATCAACAAACAGCATATGCGTGTTGTTGTCCGACTCAACGCGGAAGTCGCGGTCTACACTGCCATCATTTATTATTAACTCGCTTGACTTAATAACAAAGTCGTCACTTGTTCCCGCCTGAGATATAAAAAAAGTTCCATTGGCACTAGTGATGAAACTAGTATCTGAAACACCTGCCCCTTTAAGAGCAATGGCTCCTGTAGAAAAATTGTTACCTGCGCCTTCTATTGTCAGTACAGCGCTTTGAGTATTAGTACCTATAGCAACCCGATCATTGCCACCGTCCACGTACAGCATATTTGCGTTATTGTTAGACTCAACGCGGAAGTCTATGTCGGCACTGCCATCATTAAACACCAAAGTGCTGGAGTCATAATTTATAATGCTGGTTAATGCTCCTGCTTTCATAGAAAAAATATCAAACGCCACATCTTCAGTGCCATCAGATGCGTCAATAATAAAATTTCTCCAGCGTGTGCCTACGGTGCTTTCCGCGGCATCGTTGTTAAAATTAAATGTCAACTCACCAATAGCATCGTTATCCGCTGGACTGCCAGATGCTCTGCTCATAGTCAACAGGGGGCCAACACTTGCGTCAGCATCTGTTGAAACGAGGGTCAACTGAGCAGTGTTATCGGCTGTTGTGATTGTTGCCGTACCATCAACAGTCAAACCGTCTGTAACGGCGGTGCCAGTGACGTCGATGCCTGTGGAGCTTGTAGCAAACTTTTGAACGCCGTTAAAAAATAATTTTGCCTCACCATCATTGTTAAAAACAGCATACAGTTCTGATAAATCATTGTTACCAAAACCTACTGATGTACCGTTGCTAGTAACCCATAAATTACCAGTGCCGTTTTCTTTCACATAACTATTAGACCCATCGTGAAAAATCTGTAGATCAGAGCCAGCACCAAACACAGCCTTATCGTTATCACCAAAGTTAATGTCAGCAGAGGTAGTCATACCGTCTGTGGTAATAACGCCAGTAACGTCGATGCCTGTGGAGGTGGTGGCTAGTTTGGCTGAGTTGTCATGGTAAAGAGTGACAGCACCATCTGCGGAGCCAATAATCATATTTTCTACGTCATTAGCTTTTCGTAGATAAAAGTTATCTGCTCTAACAATTAATCCGCCAGTGCCTGCATCATCAATGTAGCTATTGCTACCATCATGATAAATCTGTAGGTCAGAGCCAGCACCGAAGATAGCCTTTGCGTTATCCGCAAACTCAAGCGCAGAGTCAGAGCTATCAAAGACAATATTTGCTGACGCACCTGTGAAGGTGACATCAGTTGCAAAATTGACAGCACCATCTACATCCAAAGCATCAAGGTTGGCCGTCCCATCAACGTCTAAATCTCCAGAAACAAAAAGTGAGGGCACGGAAAGGTCAGTAAACGCATCCACCATCGCACCGCCAGAGCCAGCGCCGTCTGAGTAAATAGCTTTGGTCTGACCATTCGCAATTGTGACGGTCGCGCCACTCCCTTGCTTGATGATGATACTTTGCGATCCGCTGGTTGCGTTTTCTATGAACCAGAGCTTTGAGACGGTGTTGGGGCCGATCGTGATTGTGCAAGTTGAGTCCAAAGTCCCTGTGTACTTTAAAAAAATCGCTCGACCCGCATCGGCGCTGCCGTCCGCTATCGTGGTGGTGTGCGTATCAGCGTTTGTAGTAATCGCCTCGGTGCCGAATCCAAACGAGTCTGCAATTAGCGACAGGTTGGTGTTTGTCGTCGTGCCCCAGGTGCCCGAGCCTTCCCCCGTGGCGAGTTCTGTAAGTCTCAAATCATTCGTATAAACTGCCATGCCTTAACCTCGCTGCTATGCTGCTGAACGCCCGGCATCTAATTCCTCATAGTTGGGCGTTTGACTTGTGCTGACTGCGGTGTAACTCGCAGTCTGGCTATCATCAATCGTAATATAGTTTGGCGATTGAGAGGTGTCTATCTCCCCGTAAACTAGCATATTTCCTATGTTGGTCGTGATCCCCTCACCTGTAATCTGAATCAGCGCCTTAGCAACTGTCTCGATATCACCAACCGCAGCCGCTACTTGTTGCCCACTGAGATTGACTGCGGCCTTGCCATTTATCGTCAGAGATCCGATGCCCGCCGTTGCACCCACACCTGTGGGCGATACTGTGGCTTTTGCAACGGTCGTAACCGCCCCGACCCCTGCGGTTGCGCTGACACCCGCTGTAATTTGTGTGATGGCTTTGGCGACGATTTGAATTGCGCCAGGGGATGCCGTGGCGGATTGGCCTGTGGGAACCACGTTCGCTTTTGCGGATATCGTCAGCGCGCCCTGGCTTGCCGTGACTCCTTGCCCGGTAACAGAGACATTGGCTGCCGCGTTGGTGGTAACACTGCCGACACCACTAGTGGCGCCGACGCCTGTGAGTGAGACATTGGCTTTTGCGTTGATTGTGAGTGCGCCGACACTTGGCGTGATTGATTGGCCCGTGGGTACGACGTTTGCTTTTGCAACGACCGAAACAGAACCAACGCCCAGCGTTGCGGCTAGACCTGTGGGCTCTACGGGTAACGGTGTACCCCAGGCTGCTTCACCCCATGTGCCGCGACCCCAGCCTGTCAGCGTCTGATCTGACATTAGCTACCTTGTGCGGCTTTGAGGTGTTCGACAGCGCGGGTCATGATATCGCGCACCGAATCAGTCAAAAAATCAGTAGCGAGGGAATCCTCAAGGATTTTGATCGTTTCAGCAATGTGCTCTTCTGGTGTCATAGGTGGCCCCCTTGGAGCCACCATCATAGACCCTACGCCGCTTTTGGCAAACCTTGAAACTTGCGGTTGAGAATGCGCTGAACTTTCGAATGTGTCAGCGGTGGGATGTCGTGCAAGCTATTGACCTGCGTTGCTATCTTGCGTGGACCCAAGCCACGCTTGTGCAGACGGTAGATGGTTTTCAAGACGGCTTGCTCTTCTGGCACCTCTTCCAAAAGCTTGCGGGTTTTGCTTCCCGTCTTGACCTCCACATGGCGAAAGCCGTAAGGCGCCGATCCACCGATCGCATACCCGCGTGACGCCCAGTCCAACTTGCCCGCTGAGAAACGATCCTTGATCGTGGCATGTTCAATCTCTGCGACGGCAGAAAGCACCATCAACATGATCTGATTCGCCATGTGATTCATGTCAAACTTTGCATCCAAACCCTTGGTTTTGACTGCGTCAGGGTAAACAATCGGCATTTCGCCGAACTGCTCACAGAAAAACAGGGTGATGCCAATCTCTTGCAGTTGAGGAATAAGCGATAGCAAATCAGAACTTGATCGGCTTAATCGATCGAGCCGAGTGCAAACGACGACATCGTGTTCATCAATGACGTCGGTCATTTCACGACTTGCGGGACGATCTAAAACCGCATGAGTACCACTGATGCCTTCATCAGCAAAAAACTGTGTGACTTCGCGATTGTACTTCTCGCGCACAAACTCGCTGATCTGTTGCATCTGAGTTTCGAGCGAAATGCCCGACTTGACCTGCTCATCCGTGGACACGCGTATGTAACCGTAGATGTTGTTGATTTGCTTATACGGTCCACTCATTTCACACCACCTTTGTAACCGTAGTCGGTCATCTCTTCATGCAATCGTTGCCAGTTGATATCGAGCGGCATGTTGTCGTTGGTGCGATCAGCAAACATCACCACACCATCCTTGACCAGCTCCACGCCATACACGGCCTTTGGCACACCATCGTAGACAATATCAATGTTGTGCTTCAAACAAGTGCGACGCACACGATTGTAAAACCGCTTTTTCTGTTGCGCTTTATCCATAATTAACGCCTCCCTCTTTTTGCAAAATAGCCAAAACCAAAACCTTTTCGATTTCCTCAAGCTGTCGCTGAAGGTCACTGCCCTCAACCACTTTGTGCTTCCAGTCGGCCACTTGTTCCAGCAGCACGTCGGCTTGGTCATCGGTCAATTCAATGTACATAACAACCCCCATCTCATTTACATAACGAATCAAACCATATTCCGTGTCGATGTACAATATATTTATACAAAAATGTTTTTTGTGTAAAAGTGTTGACAATGACACGCACAGTGTGCGACGTTGCGTTTTGTCTGGCGTTGCCAGGCAAACAACTAACAGTACGCCTACGGGCGAAGGAGATACAAAATGGGTAACGTAATAGCACTTGAGCCTATTCAAAAAACTTTGATGACGGTTCGTATTCAGGGCACCAGTCCTTTCATTCAGCACAAGTGGGATGAGAAGGCGCTTCAAATGCTGAGAGACAAGCACGCTGGGATTCGAGTCAAGAATCGCGATGTGCGCGATCCAGCACAAGAGTTCCGTAACGCCAGCTACAAATTGAGCGACGGCCGCTACGGGTTTCCAGCGGGTGGTATCAAAGCTTGTTTAGTCGGTGCGGCTCACAAAGACATTGGTCTGGAAAAGACCTTGCTCAAAAAATCGCTGTTTATTCGGCCAGACGATTTTGAGCTGAATCTTGTCGCGTTGGAAACCGATGACCCTAAGATGCGCGAGGACATAGTACGGGTGGGTGCTGGAGCGACTGACCTGCGTTATCGGCCAGAGTTTATGCAATGGGCGATGACGCTAAAGTTCGAGTATGACTCCAAAGCGCTCACACAATCGGCCATTCTCAATTTGATTGAGCGGGCTGGGTTCGGCATCGGGCTGGGTGAGTGGCGTCCTGAAAAAGGCGGTGAGTATGGTCGCTTCCGACTTGATCGTGAATTCGCGATCTCAGAAGAAGCGGCATGAGCGTCACCACGGTAGCGTGGGCAAAGGGGTCTGTCTTCAAGGCAGACCCCAATCTCGCGTTGCGAGAAATACAGGCTGTCGATCAGCAATGGGGTGGTGTCGCGCCCGCAGGACAACTGGTCGAACACGCTCGCGATCCCAGTTCTGTGCTTCATAACGATTTCGAATGGGATGACTCTGTCGCGGCCGCAAAACAACGGGTGGCAACGGAGAAACAGATCAAACGGTCGTTAGTCTATGTGACCAGCTCAGACGTGCCAGAGTCTTTTGCACCGACAAAACTCAGAGTGTTTACGAGTGTTTCGCACACCAATGATCTTGGTAAAACCGTTCGCTCATACGTTTCAACAGTGGAGGCCATGAAAGACGCTGAGTTTCGCGCTCAAATCCTGGCGAACGCCGAGCGTGACCTCGAGCAATTTGTCAACAAGTATGACCAACTAAAAGAGTTGGCTGGCGTGCTTGACCCAATCAAAACGCACCTTGAAGGCGGTTAGGTTGGGTTAGGCTTGGTTTGGCAGGTCAGGTGAGGTCTGGAATGTTATGGTTGTGTGCGGCTCAATCCGGTTTGTTGTGGCAGTGCAAGGTCGATTTGGATTCGGTATGGCAGGTTTGGTCAGGCGGGTCGGGGTTGTGAAGGGCACGTTGGGGTCCGTCAAGGCACGGAGAGGCGAGGCAGGTGTGGTCAGGCGAGGCGTTGCATGGCGTTGTAGGGTGCCTTGCGGCCCGGTTAGGTGTGGCAAGATCGGTTTGGGTAAGGCTCGACAGGGCTGGTACCGCGGGGTTGGTTCTGGCGAGTTGCGTTGAGTCATGATTAGGTGCGCTTGGGTATGGCAGGTCACGGTAAAAAGTTGATACGGATAAACAACTGGAGAAAAAAATGACACTACTAAGCACACAGTACGTGCAGTTGACCAACGATGAGTTGGAGCTGCTCAACACTCTCATACGAATGAGCTCTGATGATCCGCGCGTCAACGGGATTGAGGGCACCTGTTTTCGACATGAAAA